CTTTGGTTAGCAGGTACTGCGTTTACTCTCAACGTATCCGATGTTCCTTCTTCGATACGAAGACCTCGAAGGTTGATTGAACCCTTTGCAGGATCATATGACCCTACGTTAGAAAGAATAACATTTCCGTCAGTATCAAAAATCTGCAGACGATACGACCCCAGTTCATTCTTTACGACAACATTCTTTCCGTTATACTTGAAAGCAGATGTTGTGATAACATGCTCATCCTTGTCCGGAGCCGCAAGTAAGAATGGGAAATTGACATCAAAGTCTCTCACGATAAAGTTTTCTGGTAGTAGACCGACAGTGATGCCAGAGTTGTATGCAATGACCTCATCGAACAAGACTCCGATATTAATGCGAGACTGCGAAGAGATTGACATCTTAGAGTTTAAGATTGCCGGACTTAGATCGTCGATCTTCGACAATAGAGGTGATCGTCGGAATGACGAATTGAACTTGTTCATCTCATCGGCAAAGTGATCGGCAACGACCTCTTCGACTCGTGCACGATACGTCTCTTGTGTCTCGGTAGATATCGTCGGATCGATATTGAACATCGTTGTTGCGGTAATGTATACGACCTCTGGGTCAGTAAACTCCGTGTCGATCGACATGATCGATAGATTACTTGTTAGTTCATCTTTAATACGAGTATGTAGATCATCAAGGTCGACACCGAATCTCGGATTCAAACTTACGAATACTTTTCCATACTCTGGTGGTACATTGTCGTTACCACCCCATGCTACTACGTCATTAATAAACGGAGCATATTTGTTACTGATCATCGACGTGTAGTCTTCGGCAGTGACTAGTCGACGCTGTGATGCGAATCCACGAGGTGCGTTTAGTTTGATCGACTCAAGTGACTCCTTTGCTGAACCACCTGACGATCGGGTTGCACTTAGAACCTCTAAACCTTGACTGACTCCTTTTGTAGTGAACGTTGCGGCACCGTTACCTTCGGTTCCGGATGTCTTTAGGTAGGTGACTACAATTTTACTACCCACTTTCGGTTTTTGACCTAGTACATTACCGTCACTGAATAGAATTTCGTAATGACCATTCGACGTTTCCTTCACGAAGAATATGCGAGAGTTGTCAGTAATACCGGATACGGTATCGATGTTTAGGTACGATGTTGACCTGTCGGATGTGTAACTATCAAACACCTCGACCTTCAGTGTGGTCGCATCAAGATCTTCGTCTGGAATAACGTACTGCGAGTATTCGACATCTGCTTGGAATGTCCTGCGTCGGAGTTGACCTTCAGACACCTTGACAATACCTACTGCTAGACCGTCGTCGTTTACTTTAATTGTTGTTGGATCAGTCGTTCGGAATGTGTATCCGACTTCATCTACCTGACCTATGAACTCATGACCTTCCGGTACGGTTACTTCGACTTCACCTACTGTCGGTGTAATACTTACGGTTAGGAATGAAGATGCACCGACCTTCGACTTAGGAGTATACCCTAAAGTCTCTGCGTGTGCAAGTGCAGAAGCACGAATCTGAGACGAACTAAGGAACGACTCATTGATTGCCATGTTTGCCGTCAGACCGTTTAAATGGGTGTTGTAGGCAAGAACATCTAAGATAGATGAAAGACCACTCCCTTCGAAGTTGTAGTCTGAGAACGTGCCAGACTGTCTTAGGTGTGCCTTTAGACTCTTACGTAACTCATTAAAGTCAAGATCAGAGGTTTTGATTGTCATTTACCTTATCCTCGCAATATTCACGTTAACCGAAACCTCTTGCTCGAAGTCTACCACATTGAACTTCACAAGAACGTCAACCGAATTATAATCTGGTTTGATGTTAACTATGACCTGATTCACAATTGCTCTGGGTTCATAGTTAGATATAGTTGATTCAACGAGAGTCTTAATGTCTCGTTTGTTTAAATCCGTATCGAGTTCAAATAGCAAACTGCCCAAGTCCGCACCCAATAAAGGACGGAATGGTCGAGACCCATGATTCGTCATCAACAGATTCTTTACAGACTGTACGACTGCCTGTGCATCTTTCTTCTGGTAGATGTCCCCCGATGGTTTCTTTGCGAAGGTACAATCGATATCAGAATTAACGACGGCTGCCGATACAGTGATCGGTCGAGTTGACAAATTTAAGTCTTGTAAAGAACTAATCTTAGGCATTGCGTTAAACTCTTTTTTGTGTATTTATATGACTCTGACAATGAATTCTTCAAATTCTTCGGGTGTCATATTTTCGATGTCTGGTGCCTTGATATCATCAAGGTTCGGCAACTCCGGTGGACCCTTGTGTTTTAGTTCATCCACTCCTTCCGGTATGTCGACAATTCCGTCTATCATATCGGGCAGAGCAAGACTAAACGAGATCGGTAATCCAATTAATTGTATCACATCACATAGTGTGAGATCTAGTAAGTCTAGCAGTTTTCCCAGACCGATTGCATCAAGGAACTTCTTAATCTTGCGCAACCACATATTGAACAGTTCCTTCATAGTGATAATCTTCCAGTCACGTGCGGCCGTTACGAGTTGATGCACGTGCTCTTCGATAGACTGAACAGTTTTGTCTATCTCTCCACCCAAGATCTCACTCAGTTTGATATCGAACGGTGCTGGTAGAGGAATTGCTAAGTCCATGAGCTCATCAACAAACTCATCCTTAATCTTACCTAATTCTTCGGTGGCATCGAAGTTCTCGATGTCTTCCTTGAGTTGTTCTGCGGACTCCTCCAACTCCTGTGCTTTCTTTTCCAGATCCTCGACCTGCTGCTCGATGCGACCAATCTCTTCGTACATCTTTTCCTTTGCCAAATCTATCAGTGCTCTAATCCATTCTGCCACATCGAACGACAGTGGAATAGGTAGATCGGGCAGACCAAGTGCGTCCCATATCTCCTTAAACTTACCGATCAGTGTGTCGAATAGTTTGAAGAGGGTCATCGTACACCATTCCATGATCTCGTTTTTAATATAAGACCACGTGAGTTTTGCCTTGTACTCATCACATATTTGTCCGAACTCACCGTCAAAGTATCGATACTGTTCAGGTACCAGCATATAGAGAGTGTTTAAGACCTTTGCCTTTTCATCGTTCAACATACCTAATGCAGAATCATATGCGTCCTGTTCGAGTTTCCCTGATTCGAGATCCTCTTGCAATGTCTTTAACTTTGTGGTATACTCTTCAGTGACTCCAGCAATCTGTGCCTTGAGTTCTGCCTGATAGTCTCCCTCCATAATCTTCAATACATTGATAGAGAGTCCTAGTATAGGAACCTCGAACTCGACAGGAATAATCTTAGAGATCATCTCCATCATCTTGACCGGAACAAAGATGTGGTACTCCTGAATCAGTTCAGTGAACGCATCCTCTGCTTCCTTCTCCCAGTCACGGACATTACCCTTTGACCACCACGGAGCAAACAGATCTGAAATATTTTCTATTGTCTCCTCGACATCTTCGACCGTACCCATGATCTCATCGTAGATCTCAGTGCCTAGGTCGAATGATTCGAGTGCTTGAATCTGAGACTGCAGTTCTGCCTTTGCGTCCTCCGGAGCATTCTTGATCTGCTTCTCTAAATCACGTATCTGTGTCTCAATCTCTTCACCCTTTGCTGAAAGGTCAAGTTTTGCAGCGTCCACATACGACGTGATCTGAGGTGGTATGTCACTCAGTTTATTAAATAGATTGACAATGTCTGCCTTCTTTGGTAGTCCACCACCTTCGCAAGACAGTTCAAGAGTTAGATCCACTAGAACGTCTTACCATTGATACTGACACCAGCACCTGATATAAGGTTGATGCCCTTGGTTGAATCTATCGTTGTAACGCCCTTGACAGTGATGTTGCAATCATTTACAACTTCGATGATGCAGTCATTCATCACTTTAATCTTGAGGGTACCGTCCTCTAGCATCTCGTAGTGCGTACCTGAACGATGTCTCTCTTTGATTCGTTCTTTCCCTTCGGTATCGTCATACTCTTTGTAGTGACCTCTCTCGGTCTCGTACACTTTGTTATACGGATAGTTCTCCTCTGCCAGTGAATTGTCGTCACCTTCCTTTGGCATTGCACCGATGACTAACGGCAGTTGTGAGTTAGGACCATCAAGAAACATACCGAATACGTTAGTACCCACTAACAGACCGACGTACTGTCCGGTACTCTTGTGCACTCCCTGCGTAACAGGCACAACGATCTGTGCCCACGGTAAATCTTCGGGTGCGATATCATCATATACACCGTATACATTCACCTTCACACGACCCAACTTCTTAGGATCGTTATTGTCGACGACCTTGCCGACGAACCATCGGGTCTGGTCTCCATAATAATCAATAAAATGCTTCGGGATCATTCTTTGACACCACCATTAGATAATTTAACACATGAGAGGGATACGTCATACCCTTCCGTTTTGAATGAATGTTTAGCCGCAAAGACTAGGTAGTCCCCCGACTTGTGTGGATCATACTTTCCTTCTTCGTCAACCATGTTTGCAGACTGGAATAGTATGCGTGTTGGCACACCAATCGTCAGATGCGACGTAGTTAGATAGTCAAACCCATCGACAGTTACAGTCATTGGGTTGAATACCATGAGATTCTTGATTGTTCGACTGATTATATTCAGTCGGTACTCAGACGTCTCTTTAGATTGATTAAAAGAGTCCGTGCCTTCGAACCCTTGAAATCCACCAATCTGAGTGATCACTCGATTAGTCATCTCGTTGAACGGTTTATTGTCGACCTTGGAGTCATCGGTATAGAAACGTTTACGACTTAATAACTCATCCTTGTCCAACGTTTCCATTACATGCTTCACGATATCAAACTCTACTTTGGTTGACTTATCTGCAAGTACATCGTAGTATTGATACTTGGCACCGATCAGTGCTTTGTCAATCATGTCTAATAGATTCGATGTTGATCGATGATCATGGTTCTTAATAACACGTCGACGCTGAGTTTCTCCTGCTGTGCTAGAGGCATTATTCACATACGGTATACCACCCTTTCCACCGTTCCAAGGGTCTAGTCGCATCATCGACTTTAAGTCGATCAAGTAGAGATGATCATCACGCAGTCGAGAGTGTAGATAGAACGGATACCCTTCGACTGTTGTCATGCGATTCTTCACCCAACACATTGCATCGACCGGAGTAAGATTCGGGATGATCATTTTCATGTCTTGAATGTCTTTACTAGTGCCCTTGACCTCTTTGTCGATAAACTCCTTAGCAATCTTTGCGACGACGACCGAAGGTGTACCAGAATAACTCTTGTTAACATTCTTTAGATTGGATTCGTACCAGTGTGCTTCAATGAGATGTAATATGAATACTTCGGTATCTTCGTTCTGATCTGCACGAGAGGACATCAAGACCTTATCGATGCGAAACGTCTTGTCGACATAAGGCATCATGATCTTCGGATCTTCGGTAAAGTACTCGATCTTTATAGTCACCACATCACTACTGCGAATGTCGAAGTCAGTCATGATTGCACGTGTGTCCGTGAACATCATTGTAGCAGTAAGATATGGTTTATCTAGGTGCTCGAAGATATCGATATCGGTAACTAAGTACTTGATATCAATAGTCGTATCGAACGAACTTGAATGTAAAACAACCGAATCAAGTTTGTACGGGGTGTTCTGTTCGGCAGTCATAATTAACCTATTGCGTCACGGAATGCCTTTACTACATCACCGACGACCGATTCTTTGAGTGTTCGAATTTTTCTTAATTCGTTATTAGTTGTTCTATAGTAGTCGTAATGACTAACTTGTGCTGGTGTGACAACTTCACCATCGACCGTTGTGTGCTTTCCTGTATAAGGATCGATGTCTACCTGTTCACCGTTATACGTGTGATACTTGGTCGATAGGTATTGAGGTTCAGCAGAGTAGACAGTCAGTGTCTGAATTTCTTCGGATTCACCAACCACCGATGTAATGTCTTCACCGGATGATACGAACACACCCTCGTATACTTCGATCACGAGTTGACCTAGGTTCACATCACGTGATAGGACTCTACCTGAAGCACCTGACGTTTGTCCTGTAACCAACTGGCCGACGAACATCTTGTCTAGCATGCTTTGGTTAGTGTTTACTACGGTATGGGGTAGATCTTTCTTCACCTGATCGAGCACTTGCAAGTCAGTTCGAGGCCACCCACACTCTCGTAGGTCTGGATTCATAAGATAAAACGTCCAGTGCAACTGTGGATTATTGTACAGTTTGTATGCAACATGATCCGCACGTTCACCGTGTTGGATGTAATAGTCGACATAGAATGAATCGTTCACTCGCAAGGTGTCTAACACTTCTGCATATATCGTTAGATCTTCGGTAAAACTCAGTTGGTCGGCATCTCCGAATCGATAAGATGTATATGGGAACATTCCGAAAAACATTAATATCCCTCCTCAATGTCTGTTCTGTTGAGTGCGATGTCTTCCTTAAAGGTAAGTGACAGATCATACTCTACTGGACGACCGTCTTTGTGGTATGCCATACTAGACGGGTTATAGTTAGTAGCAATGCTCTCTAGATAACACTTCTTGATTTTGGTTCCGATCTGTACTTCCTTGCCCTCAGAGTCTGTCGACGTGAGTTCGATGTTGAACATCCACGGATATTTGTAACCGACAATCGTACCACCTCGGGCATTGATCGGTTCTGGAAATGCGTAGTGACGGAAACGGTAGATGATTGCTTCGACCATCTCTGCTTCTGCTTCACTGACTGGAATAAACTTGAACTGGAATTGGAACTGACGTAGGTTCACTCCCTTGAACATTGCACGTGTGTTCGGGTTGATCGTTACCTGTGCGGCAAGGTTCATTGCTCCACGTAGTTCATCTGGTAGTGCCTTGCCCACTAAACTCTGTGATGCTCGTAGAGTTGCGATTTTAGCAAGGTCGTTTCCGTTGGTAGTACCAGAGAATAGATCTCCGATCGACTTGAATCCATTGACTAGTGCCTGACCCACAACACCTGTGACAGAGCTGCCACTTTGAAATGCATTTAATGCAGCTGCACCTGACATGCCTAGGTCAACATTAGTGTACTGCATAGCATCATTTACTGCAAACCCAACAGGCAAGTAGAGAGCAATTTGTTCTGCTACTTGAGGTTGTGTCTTTGGTGCCATCTCTGGTGCTTCTGCATCACCTGCTTCTGCCGTCTTAGGTTTGTCACCTTCACCCATTTCCTTGAGAGTACTATCGGCAGATGCTTTTTCTGCCTCACATACCTTTAGTGCTTCTTCTGTTTGCTTAATCTCTGTTTGGCATTCACTAAGTTCTTTTACTGCTTGAATATTCTTAGCATTATTTGATCTACCCACCTTAGCATCAGATTTAAGTTCATTTATTAGTTTCTTGGCATCAGAGGCACGTGCCTTGAGTTCTATTAGTTTTGCTTCTAAATCCTTTTTCCTTTTCTCATACTCATCGGTAATCTTCTTTGCTTTCTCAAATTTCTTAGAGACACCATCAACTGACTCTGATCCTGCCTCTAAAGAGGATAATGTCTTGACGGGTTCAAACAAGATTTTAGTAGGGCATCGTTTACCGGCAGTTGTACCGTCCGCAGGGTACTGCAGTTTCCCAGACTTTTGCTTATTCTTTTTCTTTGCTTTGGTTTCGGTAGGTCCATCTTCACTACCACCGGCTGCACGTCGTATTTGTTCGGGAGTTAGTTTGTCACCAACCTTCACGTCAAAGATGTCGTCGTTATCTGCCATGAGAAAATCTCGTGTCTATAAATATGATTTAACTATTTATACACAAAATCCAAATGAAGACTTACAAGGGACGATACAAACCAAGTAATCCGTCGAAGTACGTAGGTGACGTTGATAACGTCGTCTACCGATCCGGATGGGAACGTCACGTAATGAAGTGGTGTGACAGCAACCCCGATGTCGAACAATGGATGTCTGAAGAACTAATTATACCATACATATGTGAGACTGACAAGAGACCTCATCGATATTTTATGGATTTTGTGATCAAGTATCGATCCGGTCGAGTGACACTAGTTGAGGTTAAACCAGAGAAAGAAACTAAACGTCCAGAGAAGAAGCAAGGCAAGTCACGACAAAGACTCCTCAGTGAAGGTCTGACGTATGTCAAGAACCAATCCAAGTGGAAGGCCGCATCCGAAT